ACATCACCGCGACGCCGTAGCGGGTAAAAAATACCGTGTTTGCAATTCAGAGGGGCTCCAAATGACGAGTTTTGGCACTGCTGGCAGTACAGAGAACAAAAATGCTGCCGCTGGTGTACTGGCAGAGAGCTTATGCAGCGCAGACGGCGAATACCAGGTCGCCGCCGCTGCAGCTGCCATCCCTGCGCACATGCGCCGGGAGGTTCTGGCTCACTTGCGCGAGCTTATTTGCGCCGATACAACGCACACCGTTTAGGTATGCAAATAGCGCTTGCGATACTGTGAAGGTTTTGATACGATTTATCTAACATGTCGTTTTTGCGTCCAGCTTTGATGATGTGTTCATGTTGGTTCCGTTCGTAGATCCCCAGATCTACTTTCCGCTCCCTTCCAAGGTCGAGCGGCTTTTTATTCCTGCAAGCCGTCGCATGAGCAATCTGCGGCGGCTTTTGCATTTCTGAGCCGGGCCCTGGCGGTCTGTGGCATCGACAAGCGCTTGTGCGATGTTGCGGTGGCGGTTCGATTCCGTTCTCGTCTGGCGCCAAACAAAAAGCCAGCGCAAGGCTGGCTCTCTGCGGTCTATAACCGCAGCACAGGGTTCCGCTGACGGCGAGCCATCATGGCAGCCGCCTACGCGTTAGTGATCTGCTGTTCTCGCCGGTCGGTTGGTGGACTGTCGACCGGCTGACGTAATAAGCGGTTGGGCAGGTTGATCGTGTTCATGGCTTCCGTTCCTTTTGGTTGTGACTTCGTGGTGATTCAGTTGCTGTCGGCGTCGCTATCGTCTGCGTCGTCGTCCAGCTCAGGCTCGCCATAGCTCTCGTCGCAGTAGCGAGCGGCAACCCGCGCAAGATCGGATTCGCCTGCGGTGCTGAAAGCTGATTTCATGGCGCACTCCTAATGATCCTGAGATACGTTGAAGAAGGCCCGCGGTGCTTCTGGTGCGCGCGACCGTTGAACGGCATGCGCTGCTGCAATCCGCTCGACAAGCTGGATTAACTGTCAAGCCAGAATTTGATCGAATGATGCCATAACAGTATCGGACAGTGTGAGAAGTTTTCGTTACAAGTTGTATTCGTGGATACTGTTGCGCGCTTTGTGTTCGTTGGCGCACATTGCACGGATACCGTCACGGAATCGATAGACGTTTAACGGGGGCCGCATGAAGTTCGCTGCATGGGTGATGTGCTGGCCGCTGTTGGGCGTGTTCGCCGTGGCTGCTTTCGTCACAGACTCGATGATCGACGTGTGCGAAGCGCTCGATTGCGTGCTGGAAAAGCTTGAGGATTACGTGGAGGCGGAATGAAGCTGGCCGAAGCTATCGCCGTTGCTCGCCGCGTGATGATCGAGCATGCCGGGATCGAGGTATCGACCATTGAGATGCGCCCGCATGCGCAGCCGGTGAATCCCGACAACGTGCAGCAGACGGAAGCCGCGGCGGCTTACAACGCAATGTATGCGTTCACGTCGATGCTGAACACGATTTCGCCCGAGTCGGCCTAGTTAGGGCTGTTCGCGCAGCTTGGCGCGTACCCAGGCGCTACCGCCCAATGCCTTGAGCTTGTCCCGCTCGGCAGGGGTGAGCGATAGATTGACGTGGACGACGCCTGATACGCCGTCCGATGCCTTGCGGCCTGCTCCAGGGCGTGCGCCGCCGCGTTTGGATTGGGTGGGCTTCACGGTCATGCTTAGTATCCGAGCAGGTCGCGGGCTGCTTGGCGCGTTGCCGGGATGGTGTCGTACACGTAGAACGCTTTCCCGTCTTGGCACGCTACCGAGCGTACTTCGATGTTGTCGCCAAAGTCGCGAGTAACAAGGGCGTCGTGCGATTCGATCCAGTTGATCAGTTTGATGTTATTTGCCGCTTGCAGCTTTGCCGGGAACACTTCGACGACGCTGACAACTTCAAGCATGATTTCGCCGATTCCAGCCAACTCGTTAGCGGCATGGAACGTGGCATGACGGTCCGTTTCGCCAGCGTAAGCAACAACGAAGGTGCTGCCATTTTCGCGCTTGAAGGTGATTTGGAATTTGCTCATTTCCTTGCTCCGGGTTGTGTCGCGTTGTTGATGAATGAATCATACGCATCAATCAAAAGAGCGTCAAGCGATATTTAGATAGGGCAAACCCGAAAGGACTACTAATGAGCGCAGGCGCTACTGATCCGCACGACGACATCGACAAACTGTGCGACACGATCGCTGTGTTGATGCTCGCACTGTGCGAGAACGAATTGCTGGAGCTACCCGAAGATGCGGCCGACGCTGCGAACAAGCGTCTGTTATCGCTGCAAGGCGAGAGCCAGGTCGATGTCATTAAGGCTGGCGTCGAGGTGCTGATGCGCAGCCGGGTAGTGCACTGAATACTCCGCCCGCGCGGGAAAACGCGGAACCAAAAGAAAAAAGCGAGGCGAGCCATGCGAAGACATTGACATAGCAAACCGCTTAATCGCGCGACCGCGCTTGATGATTCGATTTCAAAGAATTCCCTGTGTGGGGATTGCGGCACCGACATAGCGCCATGATGGCGTCTCACGGCAGCCGTTTAAGCAAGTGAGATAGCCCCGCTACCCGATGCCAGTCGCTGACTCGGCAAGGCATTAGCGCGGGCTTGTCTCTACAGAACATTTCCGCATGAGCGCTGCTCAGCAGTTGGCACTGTTGCCGAGTCCCGGCATATACGGAGCCGCGCTCATACGCAAATGATTCCCCCGCGCTGCTCCCGGCTGATTGCTGTCAACCCTGCGAACTCTCCGCGCAGGCGAGGCCGGTGAGCGCGCACCTATTGCGAGGTCTGGTGTGAGCCGAAGCATTCGCGGCGCCAAAGGGCCGGGATTCGAATACTGGTCGGCGCGCCCATTCAATCGCTGCGGCGGAACGATTAGTCCGCGCGGCGGAAAGCATGCGAAGAAGCGCACTCACAAAGCTGAGCGCCAGATCGGGCGCGCAGAGGCAAAGGTCGATCCATTCACGGAAAGCGTTTATTACCGGTGCGCCTTATGCCGATGGCTTTCCGCTGAGAGAGACGGTATCCGCTCATGGTGTGTCGAGTGCGATCAATGGGCCGAACAGATTCCGGTGGTATTCCGCTCATACGGATGAGCGAGGCATACGCGCACCTACAACCGACTGCTTGCAGTCACGCGCCCAGCGGAGCATAAGGTGGCGCGATGCATCACCAGTAACCGCCGCAGACCACGATAGGGTACGAGCCGACTCCTCTCCTTGCTTCGGCAAGGTTCATAGGCGCTAGGCGTGGTCAACCCATACATGGAGTGCGAAATGGAAAGTGACGCAAGCATAGAAGGTTGGGACGGCATAGGCGACTAGCCGATCGAGCGAAAACCGCTCAGCGCTCGCGCTCCGGAGCGCAAGAATTCACTCAAAGGAACAGCAATGGCGCTGACAGACAAGCAGCGCCGCTTCGTGGACGAATACCTCATTGACCTGAACGCCACGCAAGCGGCAATCAGGGCAGGGTATAGCGAAAAGACCGCTCGATCCATCGCTGCTGAGAACCTTACTAAACCTGACGTAGCCGAATATCTGGCGAAACGTCGCGGTGAGATCGCTGGCAAGACGGCGATCACGCCTGAAGTCGTGCTTCAACGCTGGTGGGAACTGGCAAACGTCGACATCAACGAGATCGTCGAATACCGGCGCGACAACTGCCGCCACTGCTGGGGTGAGGATCACGAATACCAGTGGACGCATGGCGAGTTCGAGAAGGCTCAGCGCGACGCAGAGAGCGAAGGCAAGCCGGAACCGTCCTGTGCTGGCGGCTTCGGGTTCGTTGCGACTCGGGAGCCGAATCCTGAATGCCCGGAATGTGCGGGCGAAGGCCGCGGCAAGGTGCATGTGCATGACACGCGCCGATTGAAGGGCGCCGCGCGCAGGCTGTATGCCGGCGTGCATCAGGGCAAGGATGGGCTTAAGGCGCTGATTGACGACCGCATGAAGGCGCTCGACAACGTGTCGCGCATCCTGGGCGTCTACAGCGACCGTCGAGACGATCCGATCAAGGCGCAGCAGGCCGAAAAGCTCCGCATGGAGAACGAACTGTTGCGCAAGGACATGGATGAAGACGAAGAATCGCCGCCGGAGTCGCGCAAGTTCGTGATCGAGGTCCGCGACGCAAGGAAGCGCGACGATGCCAAGTCTTAACGTACCGCAGGCTCAGTTTCTGTCGATGGAACACAAGTTCCGTGCTTACGTTGCAGGCTTCGGCTCGGGCAAGACGTGGGTCGGCTGTGGCGGCCTGATGCAGCACTTCTGGGAATATCCGCGCATCAATGCCGGTTACTTCGCGCCGTCGTATCCGCAGATTCGCGACATTTTCTATCCGACCGTTGAGGAAGTCGCAGCCGATTGGGGCTTGAGCGTCAAGATCAACGAGTCGAACAAGGAAGTGCACGTATTCGAGGGGCGCAAGTCCCGCGGCACGATCATCTGTCGCTCGATGGAGCGGCCGGATACGATCGTCGGCTTCAAGATTGGCAAGGCGCTGTGCGACGAGCTGGACGTCATGAAGGCCGAAAAGGCGCAGCAGGCGTGGCGCAAGATCATCGCCCGTATGCGCTACAAGGTGGACAACCTGAAGAACGGCGTCGATGTGACGACCACGCCGGAAGGGTTCCGCTTTGTGCATAGCCAGTTCGTCAAGCAACTGAGCGAAAAGCCGGCGCTTGGCGACATGTACGGGCTGATTCAGGCCAGCACATACGACAACGAAGCGAACCTGCCAGACGATTACATCGACTCGCTGTTCCAGTCGTATCCGCCGCAATTGATCGACGCTTATTTGCGGGGTCAGTTCTGCAATCTGACGAGCGGCAGTGTTTATCCGAACTTTGATCGCAAGCTGAATCACAGCGACGCCGAGATCAAGCCGGGCGAGCCGTTGCATATTGGCATGGACTTCAACGTCTTGCGCATGGCTGCGGTTGCATACGTGGTTCGTGACGGCAATCCGATCGCTGTCGAGGAACTGGTCGACGTGCGCGATACGCCTGACATGGCGAGGCTGATCGGTGAGCGCTGGCGCGACAACGGCCACGCAATCACGATCTATCCCGATGCGAGCGGCCAGAACACGAGCAGCAAGAAAGCTTCCGAGTCGGACATATCCATTCTGAAGCAGGCCAAGTTCACGATCAACGTTGGCAGCACGAACCCGGCTGTTAAAGACCGCGTGCTGTCGACGAACGCAATGCTGCTCAACGGGCAGGGCGAGCGCCGCATGAAGGTGAATACGCGGCGCTGCCCGAAGTTCACCGAAGGTCTCGAACAGCAGGCCTACGACGAGCGCGGCGAGCCAGACAAGTCGAGCGGCGTGGATCACGTCAACGACGCCGGCACGTATCCGATCGTCCGCATGTATCCCATCGTGAAGCGCCAGACGACCGTCCGCCCGCTCCACATGTAACCGAACACACACATGACGACAACAGTGCGCGACCAGTCCGCCGCAGTGCAAGCGATGGCCGAGAACTGGCCGATTATCGACGCACTGCTTGGCGGCACGCCTGCCATGCGCAAGGCAGGATCAACATATCTGCCGCAATGGCCCGGCGAATCCGACGAAGCGTACAAGGCGCGCAAGGATACGGCCACGCTGTTTCCTGCATTCCCTCGCACGGTCGAGGTGCTGGCCGGCAAGCCATTTAGCAAGCCTGTCACGCTGACCGATGACGTACCCGCGCGCATCAAGGATTGGTGCGATACGGACATCGACTTGCAAGGGCGCAATCTGCACGCGTTCGCTGCGAGCCTGTCGGAAGAAGCTCTGTCGCACGGTATCACCGGCATTCTGGTCGATTATCCGAAGGCGACCGGCGTTCGCACCAAGGCAGAAGAAAACGCAGCGGGCATCCGGCCGTATTGGGTGCATATCCACGCTGGCAACATTCTCGGCTGGCGTTCGAAGCGAATCAACGGCGCGGAAGTGTTCACGCAGTTGCGGCTGCTCGAGCAGGTCATCGAGGATGACGGCCAGTTCGGCGAAAAGCCGATCGAACAGGTGCGCGTGCTATATCCCGGCAAGTGGGCGACCTATCGCGAGTCCGAAAAGCCCGATCCGAAGACTAACAAGCCCGAATGGATCTTGCACGAAGAAGGCGTTACGACGCTCGACGTGATCCCGTTCGTGCCGATCTACGGCCGCCGCACAGGCTTCATGACCGCGGTCCCGCCGCTGCTCGAACTGGCGCACATGAACGTCGAGCACTGGCAGAGCAAGAGCGATCAGCAGACGATTCTGCACGTCGCGCGCGTACCTATTCTGTTCGGCAAGGGGCTGGACGGTCAGCCGGTGATCGTCGGCGCTGGCTCGATGGTCACGGTCGATTCCGATAAGGCAGATCTGAAGTACGTCGAGCACACCGGCGCGGCAATCGAAGCCGGACGCCTGTCGCTGCTCGACCTTGAGGACCGCATGCGCCAGGTCGGCGCCGAACTGCTCGTCATCAAGCCGGGCAAGACGACCGTCGCACAGACCGTGGCCGAGAACGAAGCCGGCATGTGCGCGCTGCAGCGTCTGATCGAGGACGTTGAAGACGGTATCGACGCCGCGCTAGACCTGACAGCGAAATGGATCAAGGAAGCGAAGGGCGGCAACGTCCAGATCTTCAAGGACTTCGGCGTCGCAACGCTGGCCGAGGCATCCATCGATCTGCTGCGCGACATGAACGTCGATGGCACGTTCTCCGACGAGTCGCTATTCAACGAAGCGAAGCGCCGCGGCTACA